GTCTCCGGGGCTGTAGGCCTCGTAGGACGTTGCGGTCAGCGGCCAGCGCCAGCGCTTGGCGAACTTGACGGTTTTCACAGCTAGACTCTCCTTCGATGGTAGGGACCGAGCAGCGCCTTCACGCCGTTCGGCAGTTGGTTGACGATGTTGCCGATGTTGATGCCCGACCGATTCCGGAACCACTGTCCGACCAGCAGCTTGATCGCTTGCGCGACCGGCGCCGGCGTCTCGGCGAAGCCCGCGCGATAGCGAAGACGAACCCGGTTTGTCCGGCTAGGCCAGGTGGCCGCGGCGCCCCAGTCGATGAGGTCGCGGCGCGTTTCCACGCCGGCCAGATCGAGAGCCACCCCGACCCCGTCATGACCCCAATATTCGACCTCGAGCACCTCCTGCACTGGACCGATCGGCACGGTCAGGTGAGGCTCGCGGAGATATGGAAAGGCACCCGCGCCTGAGCCGTAGAAGACCTCGATCACTTGAGAGCCGATGCAGCGGCCGAGCCATCCGTCCGGGCCATCCAGCCAGCCGCAAGCGGCGTCGATATAGGCCTCAATGAGCGCGTCCTCGTCATCGGCCGTGACGCGCAGATGCGCCTTCATGTCCTCAAGGGACACCAGACGCGCCGGCGGCTCGACAACGAGGACGCTCATTGTCAGCCCTTCGACTGGGCTTCGAGGTTCCGCTGCACGGCCTCGGCGCTGGACAGGCCCGGGTCGTTGAAGTCGATCCGGTTCTGATCCGCCGAGGTGGTGGCGCGCGGGTCGTTGTCCACGGCGGGGTTGGACGGGTCGACGTCGGGCACGGTCTGCACCGGCGCGCCCGAGGGCGCGAACGTGGTGGCCGGCTTGATCGCGGCCGGCTTCTTCGCCGTCGGCTTGGCGGCAGTGGTCTTACGCGTGGTCATGTTGGTCTCCTCTGCTCGGCTGATCCCGGCTTGCCAGGAGGGGCGACGACCGCCCCACCGGGGAAGCCGGGCCGGGGAATCCCCCGGCCCGAAGCCCCTCGACGCGGACCGCCCTTAGGCGGCGGCGGCGATCTGCAGCGCCTTCATCGACTGCGGGTTCTTCACCCCGCCGCCGACGCGCTTGGTCGTGTAGAAGTGGACGAACGGCTTGTTCGTGTACGGGTCGCGCAGGACCCGGACGCCGATCCGGTCGATGACCTGATAGGTCTCGGCCATGTCGCCGTAGAGGGCGGCGATGTTGCCGGCGCCCACAGTCGGCATGGCCGGCAGGTGAACGATCGGCTCGCCGCTGAACGAGGCGGGTTGGCCGACCGCGAGGCTGGGTTGCCAGAGGTATTGGCCCTGGCTGTCCTTCAGCTTGCGGATCGAGCCGGCCACACGCCGGTTCATGAAGAGCTTGGCGTTCGCCTCGAACTCTTCAGGCAGCGAGTAGATCAGGTCGAGCATGCCGTCCGCCGTGATCTTGGTCGCGTCGCCCGACACGGTGACCTCGATCGCGCCCAGCGGGTGCCGGGCCGCGTTCGCGGCGCCCGTGACGTAGGTCAGGATGCCGTGAGGCTTGTTCGTGCCGTTGCCGGACAGGAAGGCGATGCCCTCCTGCTTGGCGAACTCACCGCGCACTTCGTCGGCGAGCCAGGCCTCGATATCGACCTCGGCGTCATCGATCAGGCCCTGCGACGCGGCCGGGTTCGCGTAGAGCTCGCCCAGCGGGAAGTCGAGCTTCGACAGGCCCGGGGTCGTCGTCGCCGGACGCGCCGCCGTCTCCCCGACCCAGCCCGACCCGGTGTTGCCGTCCGAGACGACCTTACTGAAGCCGGCGCCGCTGATCGCGATGACGCTGGCGTGCTGCCGGATCGGCGACACCTGCTTCAGCGCGGTCGTGACGGTGCGGTCCCATTCGATCGGCGCGAGATAACCGCCCTCGCCGTCCGTCTTGGTGGCGGCGGCCCGGACCTCGTTCAGGCGGGACGTCTCGACGCCCGTCTTGAAGTAGGCGTTGAACTCGCCGGTGTATTCGGGGTCGCGCAGCTGCTCGCCCCCGCCGGCGCCGGCGGCGATCCGGGCGTTCAGTTCGTCGATCGTGGTCTGGAAGCCGTCGATCGCCGAGTCGATCTTCTCGAGCTTGGCGTTGACGACCGCGTCGTCCGACTTGGCCTTCAGCTTCTCGTCGTTCGTGCTCTTGAACTCCTCGAAGGCCTGATTGACTTTTTCGATGGCCGACTTCACGTCGGCATTGATATCGCCGCGCGGCGCGAAAGCGACGCCGGCGGGCAGAGGGCGGGCAGCCAGCTGGACAAGCGCCAGCGACGCCACCGCGAGGTGGATCGAATGCTTCATCTGAAGCCTCCTATGATTTCTGTGAAAACTTGGCAGCGAGGTCGGCCAGGCTGGACGCCAGACCGTTGCCGAGAGAGTCCGACGTCTCGGCGGGAGGGGCAGAGTCCGTCGTACCCCGAAGTTCCTTGATGCGAGCGCGAGCCTCAGTGCGGCTCTTGCCCTGCGCGAGCAGCGCCAGCTCCATCGCGCGGACCTGATTGGCCTCACGGTCAGCAGCCTTGGCGCCTTCGTCTTGGGTGATCTGGTCGTTCGACATCAGGGCGTCTGCGAAGCCCTTCTCGACCGCCTGCGATCCCGACAGCCACGTCCCGTCGCCGTTGTTGACCGTCATCCAGGCACTGCAGTCCGAGGCCTTCTGGCCGGACCGTGCGGCATAGAGATCGGCGACCGCCTGATCGAAAGGCTCGAGGAAGTCGGCGGTGGCGCGCATCACCGACTTGTTGCCGAGGGCAATCGTCCAGCAGTCGTGGATCATGATGAATGACGCCGCGCCGATCTCGATGCGGTCGCCGGCCATGGCGATGATCGAAGCGGCGGAGGCGGCCATGCCCATGACCTTCACCGTCACGTCCTGCGAGTGTTCGCGCAGAACGTTGTAGATCCCGATGCCCTCGAACATGTCGCCGCCCGGCGAGTTGATGTGGACCTCGACCGGCCGATCGCCGATGGCACGCAGCTGAGCCGCCACCGACTTCGAGGTGATGCCGCCGCCCGTCCACCAATCCTCGCCGATGATGTCGAACATCGTGATGATGTTGTCGCCCTTGGCGAGCGACCGGATGCCGGCGGCATCCTCGGCGAACCGCTCGTGCACCTCGGGTCGGGTGAAGGCGCTGATCTTGCCGCGTTGCGGCTGAGGCAGGGCGGCCGGACGGGCCATCGCGAAAACGGGGTTACTTGGGCGGAACATCCTCGCCTCCTTCCTTGTCGTCGTTGGCGGCCTTGGGCGGCGAGCCCTGGCTGATCTTGTTGCTGGCCGGGTCGGCGTCGTCCGGCATGTCGTTGAGGCGGCGGACCTCATTGGACGACATCCAGCCTTTGGCCCCCGGGCCGCCGAGCGCCTTGCCGAAGAACTCGGCTTGTTCCTTCATCGAGCCGCGCAGCAGGGCGGCCGGGTTGAACTTCGCCGAGAAGCGACCCTTCTCGTTGCTCGCCAGCAGGCAGCGTTCCACGGCCTGCTGCCACGCCTCGAACCACGGGCCGAGGGCGTACTGGACGAAGAACTGCCCGAGCGCCTGAATGCCCGAGCCCCAGCTCGTCTCATCGACCATGAGCAGCGGGCGCGGGACGCCGGTGACGCGGGCCACTTCTTCGACCTGCATCTTCCGAACCTCGGAAAGCTGGGCGTCGCGGGCCGTCGAGGCGACCTGCTGATACTCGGTCCCTTCCTCGAGCAGCGGCGTCTTGCCGGCGTTCTCGGCGCCGGCGTAGCGATTGTTCCAGCTCTCCTGCAGCCGGGCGAAGGCCTCGTCGCTCAGCTCGCCGCCCGCCTTCAGGTAACCGTCGATGAAGGCGCCGTTGACGTAGAGCCGGCCGGCCGCGATCTCGGCGCTCAGCGCAAGGCCGATCGCGTCGCGCGCCTGCTTGACCAGCGACATGCCGTGGACGCCGTCCAGCGAGATGCCGCGAAGGTGGAACATCTCGTGGGCCTGATAGCGACGGAGGCCGCCCTTTTCCGGCTGGTACTCGTACCGGATCGAGAAGTCGTCCTGCTGGACGGCCTTCATGCGGTCGGAGTGGAGTGGGATCAGCCGCACGATCTCCTCGCGGCCCGTGCGGACCTGGCGCGAGCGGACGATCAGTGCATAGGCGTCGCCGTAGACCAGCGCCCGGAGCTGCATCAGCGTCCGGAAGTCGAAAGCCGTCTGCCAGTTGTTCGGCTCCCGGTGGAGGAGGCGATACAGCGGGTGATCGGTCGCCTTCTCCTTCGTCTCCTCGTCGTAGAGCTGGAAGGGCAGCATGCCGATCGCATAGGAGATCAGGCTCACCGCCCGGAACATGGCCGGGTTCCGGAGCGCGGTCTCGACCGTGACGGTTCGACCAGAGAGGGAGGTCAGTCCCTCCTTCAGAAACTCCCGCAGCTTGGGGTCATCCAGCGACAGGAAGGTCGCGGATTCGGTAGGCGCCGAGGCCCTCACCGGCCGCGCCGGTTCCGCCTTTGTCGCCCAGGGCAGGAGATCGCGCCACGCCATTGGACCTCCTTCAGATCATCCGGACACCCCGGCGCTCGTAGACCGAGCGCTTCGGGGCTTCTTCGCTATTGGCCAGGGCCAGCGCCGTCACGAGGGCGGCAATGCCGTCGATGCGTTCCGTCGATTTAGACTTGCTCGGCTTGATGTTGCCCGCCGCGTCCATCTCGATGGCGACATTGCTGGCGCACCATTCGAGGATCGGGTGACCCCCGTGCTCAAACCCGCCGTCGAGGAGCATCCGCTCCAGCTCCTTCGACGGCCCGGAGAGGGTGAGGAAGCCCTGCCGGACTTTCTCCACCGGCAGCCCCTCGCCCTGCAGCTGGATCATCAGCTGCAGGGCGTTGAAGGGATCGAAGCCGAACTTCTCGATCTTGAAGAGCTCGGCGTCCGCCAAGATCTGGCTCTTCACGAAGTCGTAGTCGACGACGTTCCCTTCGGTCGCGATCAGAGCCCCGGCCTGCGCCCACTTGTCGTAGGGCACGCGATCCGAGCGGACCCGCATCGCGATCCGCTCGGCCGGCACGAAGAAGCGCGGCAGGAACTTCCACCGCTCCCCCTCGGCCACCGGCGGGAAGACTAGCACCGAGGCGGTCAGGTCGGTCGTCTGCGAGAGGTCGACGCCGCCGAAGCAGCGCCGGCCCCGCAGGCCCTCCGCCATCTCCTGCCACGGCGTCGGGCCGGCCAGCTGCCGCCAGCGCTCCATCTGGAGCCACCGGACGGCCTGCTCGGTCCAGATGTTCAGGTGGTAGCGCTTGAAGTCGTTCTCGTGCCGAGGCGACTCCTGCGCCCGCTTGCACTCAGCCCGGAGATAGTCGGGCTTCACGCTCACGCCGTAGTTCGGGTTGGCCGCCCGCCAGGTCTCCTCGCTCGTCCAGTCCGCGTCCGGATCGGCCGCGTAGATGATGACCAAGGTCTCCTCATCCTCGATGAGGCCCTGCTGCATCTTCAGGCAGTACTCGAAGGTCTCCCAGCCGAAGCCGAGGCGCTGGCCGGCTGTCGAGATCAGGAACTCGAGCGGCTGGCGCCGCGCCACCGAGGACTGGTGGACGAAGGTGTAGAGGTCCCCGTTCGGCCACTCGTGGATTTCGTCGCCGATCAGGCCGGACATGGACAAACCGTGTTTGCCCGAGGCGTTGCCGCTCAGCGGCTTGAAGGCCGCGTTGAGCTGGGCGCAGTAGATCGACGGCTTGAAGGTCTCCAACAGCGACGACAGCGTCGGCGAGAGGTTCACCATCGCGCCGGCCTTGGAGAAGACGAGGCGGGCCTGATCCTTGTCCTTCGCGATCGAATAGACCTGGCCGCCGAGCTCGCCGTCGCCGATCAGCGCCAGCAGCGAGACGCCGGCGGCCAGTTCGGTCTTCCCATTCTTGCGCGGAATCCAGACGATGCAGCGCCGAAACTGGCGGGTGCCGTCGGCCCGCTTCCACCCGAACAGCGGGCGGATGATGTCGTTCTCCTGCCAGCCCTCAAGCCGGAACGGCTTTCCGGCCCACTCGCCCTCGGTGAAGCGCAAGTGATCGTGGAAGAAGGAGACGGCGGCCGAGCCGGCCTTCTCATCAAACCAGTACTGGCCGTCGACCCAGCAGGCCCGCGCCGCGTCCCAAGTCGCGGAGGGCCGGATGTAGGCCGGCCGCTCCGGCCCGGCGATCATCTCAGTTCAGCAGCCCGACCGGGCCGGCAGGCGTCGCGGCCTCGGGCGCCGGAGCCGGCGGCGTCGCGTCGTCGCGCCGAGATCCGAACAGGTCGCCCGCCGGGTCCGGCGTCATCGAGCGGGCGGCGAAGATACGCTGACGCTCGGCCGGGTTCAGACCGAAGACGGCCTCCTGACTTTCGAGCAGCCGACCCAACCGGTCGCCGATCAGGAAGGCCGGGTGCGCCCGCTTCAGTTTGCCGTGAGCGCTCTCGCTCTCGTAGGTCTCGCCCTCCTTGTCGAGGACGTCCTGCATCTTCAGCCAGCGGGCCAGGTTGCGACAGTAGCGCGCGAAGGACTCCGCATCGACCGGCGTCAGCAGCTTCAGGCGCGCGACGTTCGGCGCCAGCCGCTTCCAGACTTTCAGGCCCTCGCCCTTCAGCCACGCCGGCGGCGCGACGCCGCCGGTCTGCGACGTGTCGATGACCGGATCAGCGCCGATGCGGCGGCGACCCGGATTGCCCTTGGCCTCTTTCACGACGGCCGGGGCAGGCTTCGGTCCTCGCCTCATCAGCCGCACCTCACAAAAAAAGTTTCGGAAACTCGCGCCCGGAAAAATTTCACGCCCCCGCCGGTCCGTAGGCCGGGACTTCCAGACTTTTGACCTCCCCCTCCCCCTCGGGAGAGGACCGGGTGTGATCGCCTTGCCGGGTGAAGTCGGGTCGCCCCGCCGCGCCCCCAGTTTGACGCCATGCGCTGACCGTCTCCCAGTCGGTCAGCGGCGCAGGTCGATCGGTTGATTCGAGCCCTCGCCCGGTTCAGGCCGCTCTAGGATGGCGCGGGGATGCGGAGCAGCGGCAGGCCGAGGCGCACCGCGAGAGCGTCGAGGGCCGCGCGACCCTTGCGCTCGATCCGTTGCTTGAAGCCGCTGTGACAATCGCCGCAGCAGCTGACCCAGTAGGTCTTGTTCCAGAAGAGCTGGCGATCTCCGCGATGCGGATAGAAGTGATCGACCAGATCGGCCGCCTTCACCTCATCGACCAGTGCGCAGTAGCGGCACAGCGGCGACCGCTTCAGGTGACCCTTGGCAGCCTTGTCCCAAGCGCTGTCGTAACCCCGCTCGCGAGCCGAACCGCGCCGGCGATCAGCCTGACGGTTCTGCTCGCGTCGTGAGAGGTCGCCCGCTGGGCGGAAGGTCGGAGGCATCGACGGCATCCGCACCCCCTAGGAACGCTAAACCCGCCGCGACAGGGTGTCGGGCGGGTCCGGGCGCACTTCTCAGCACAGGGAGTCCGATGCTCTTAGTGTTCCTTCCGCGCAAGCGCTTTCGTCCGGCGCGCCTCATTTAGCGATTCGATCTCGCATTTAGCGGCGTCGAGGCCCGCCTTTAGTCGACGGAGGTTCGCGGCGTTTAGGTCGCCGCCCGCTCCCAGCGACCGGATGGTCGCGCCGCGCCCGGCCACCGCTTCAAGCACGGCGACGGTCCTGGCATCGCCCACGCGGCGATGGATGGCCGAGATGACGGCCAGCGCCGCGCCCGCCTCGGCCACTGAGACCAGCATGTGACCGACATCCTTGAAGCCCGCCTGCGTCGAGCCGAAGGCGCTCACCGAGACCGGCGGCCTCGCCCGGTCGAGCACGGCCCGGTAGGCGTCGCCGATCTGCTTTTCCGCGTCACTCACCGCGCCCGCCTTGTGCAGGCTGGCCAAGCCATCGACCCGACTGGCGCGCCGCACGGTCTGGACGTCGAGCACCGGCTGGCCGTCCCGCCGTGCCAGTCCGCCCATCTCGTTGCGCCGCCATTCGCCGACATCGACGGTCTCGACCTCGAAGGCCTCGCCCCGCGCCCGCGCCCGCTCCAGCGTATCCTCGATCCCGCGCTCGACGGCCGTGCCGGCCCGGGCCGCCGCGATCTCGGCCTCCACCTCGCGGATGAGGAACACCGCGCGCTGACGATCCCGCCAGTTGCCCGCCGCCAGCGCCTCGGCCTCGGCCAGTCGCTCTCGCTGGCCGGTCGTCAGCCGCCGGCTGTTGACCACGGCCGGACCGCGCGGGGCCGTCTCAATCGTGCGCTTCCGCCGCCGCGCCGCCTTACCCATGACCGCCCCCGCTCGCGCTCGCCGCCTCGCACTCGATCGTCACGCCCAGCCCTCGCAGAGCCTTGCCTGCAAGCGACCGCAGGCGGTCCGCCGCGAAGCCGGTGCGCGTCAGAATCGTCCGCCGCTCCCCGTCCCAGCGCGCCGGGTCGAAGTAGCTGGCCCGCTGATCCGGCCCCATCACCGCCGCGACCGCCGCCTCGATTTCGGGCGGTCCCGACCAGATCACGCGGGCCGGCGACGGATCGGCATCCGCGTCGGCCAGCCATGCCAGGAACCGGCTCTCGGCGAGCCAGCGGTCGAGGTTCATCGCCCGCCCTCGGCCGAAGTCGGGGTCTCGGCGCACCGCGACGGCCACCGCCGTCAGCAGCTGCTCATCCGTCAGCCGAGTCCGCTCGGTCGCAGCCGCCCATGCCGCCTCTACCCGATCCGGACTGACCCGCTCCGGGGCCTTCTCGGCCCAAAGTCGCTGCGCCTTCGCGCACGCGCTCGTGGAGGGCTTCAGCCCTTGAGAGATTCCCTTCCCTATTTGGGTGACACCCGTGTCACCCCATGGGGTGACATCCGCGACATCTTGGGGTGACGCCTGTGTCACCCCAGCGCCCGGCCTTGGGGTGACACCACTGTCACCCCGCGAGGCCCGCTCGGCGGCGATCCGACGCTTCGTATTCGCGTGGCCGACGTCCAGTTGCAGCGTCCAGACGGGCACGATCTTGCCCTGATGCTTGTGCGTCCGCCCGGCCGACTTGATCAGCCCGGCACCCTGCAACGCGCGCATGCCGCGCTGGATGGTCCGGTCGCTGACCTGCATCTCGAAAGCCAGCAGCGGGATCAGCGCCCACGCCTCGCCCTCGGCGTCGGCATAGGACGCCAGATGCACCAGCACCTGCTTGGCGTTGCGGTCCGGACAGTCCTGAGCCTTCGCCCAGGTCACGGCGATGTCGCTCATGCCCGCCCCCCGATCGGCTGGACGCGGCGGATCAGGCCGGTCTGGCGCGGCGGCGGCGCGCGCGGCGCGGCCGGCTCCGGCAGATCCATCTCGACCAGATCGCCCGCCTGCACACGCGTCAGCAGATCGATCGCGCGGCCCAGCTGGCCGAGCTCGAGCAGGGTCTGCGCCAGCAGCTGGCGGCGATGAACGGGGTCCGAAGCCTTCAGCGCCTCGTCCCGCAGGATGTGTTGCCGGGCGTCGGCGACCGCCAGACGCTCCTCCTTCAGCCGGTTCAGGGCCGCCTCAAACATACTCACAGCCACCCCCGGTCACGCGCCAACCACGTCGGCATCGTCCAAACATTCTCGTCGCGGCCCTCGCCGCGCCGGACCTCGCTCTTCGGCGCCCACTTCGCCTTGCGGGCGTCGATGGTCTCGCCCAGCAGCCAAGACTTCGGCCGCTCGTCATGGAGCACGAGCGCCAGCTGCACCTCGCCAGCCTTCGGCTCGGCGCGCGGCGGCTCGAATCCGAACAGATCCCCGCTCATGGCCGCGCCTCCGCGATGCGCAGGGCCGCTTCGATCTGGCGCTGCGACGGCTGGCCGAGGCAGAGCAGATCGAATTCGTCGCGCAGCTGCTCGACGACATCCGCCCGCTCGGCTTCGGTCAGGGACGCGCCCGGCGGCGTTGGCCAGCCCGACCCGCGCAGCTCGATCGGCGCGCGCCTCGGCCCTCGAATCCATAGGCTGTACGAGTGGCCATCGATGAGGGCCGCGATCCGATGCGACAGCGCCGGCCGAACGATTCCGAACCGGCCCGGCAACCACGCCCGGCCCTTCCCGCACTCCAGCTGCTCGACGTAGCCGCCGGCGAGGATCACGCGGAGAGCCGTGGCCGGGTGCGTATGGAAACAACCCGGGTCATCCGCGCCGACGATGCGATGGAGCGTCACGCGCCAGCCGGCCCAGGCCAGCAGGTCTCGCTTCCAGAGCGTCGCGCGGCCGTCGACCGTGCCGATCCACTCGGTCAGCGTAATGCGGTCGAGAAGACGTCGGATCATGCCGCCCTCCGCTGCGTGGTCATGAGGCCCGCAAATGCCCCGTCGCTCGGTGCCGTCAGGCGCTTCGCCGCATGCGGATCGAGCCAGATCTGGCGCGCTTCGCCATCGAATCCGGTCCAGCCCGGGACGACCCCCGGACGCACGAAGATGAACCACGCATAGGCCGTCGCCGTGGAAAGCCCCGGCTCCCACAGGCCCTTGCGCAGGCCCGACCCCGCACGGGGAAGCACCGCCGTGGCGTAGAGACCGCATTCCGCGAACAGCCGGTAGCGTCCCGCGCCCTCAAGAAGTCGCAGCTGCAGCAACATAGCGGCCCCGACGCGCGCACGGCCGATGGCCCGCCGGATGAAGGGCGCGGTCTTGTCCGCGAACGGCGGGTTCGTGACGATCCAGTCTGGCCGAGGTCCGCCGACCGCCCCCGGGACGAGGAAGTCGCGCACGGCGAAGCCGCGCCCGTAATCATGGACGTCCGAGCCGACGACCTGGGCGAAGCGATCTCGCAAACCGTGGACGAGATGGCCCTCGCCGCAGGCCGGTTCCTCGCACGTCTCGCCCGGCAGGCGAAGCTGGTCGCGGACATCACCGATCGCCCGGCCCCACCATGGTGGCGACGGGAAGTAGTCGAGGCTGTCGCCGGCCTCGAGGCGGCTGGCCATCATGGCGCGATGACCATTCGGAAGGGACGTCATGACGGAGGCTTCACTCCGATCCCTGCGAACTCGAGCAGGGCGTCGCCGATCTCGCGCCATGTCCGCCAGCGCAGCGAGGCGAACGCCCCCGCCTGATGATCCTTCGCCGCGAAGCCGTAGACGTCGGGGACGCAGTTCACGCGATCGACGCCCAGCACCTTGCCGGCGCGCGTGAAGACGCCCAGCACCACGCCGTCGTCATCGACCACGGCGACGGGCCAGGCGCACCACAGGCCGAGCGTGTGATTGATGCAGGTGACAACCATATCGCCGACCTGAAAGCGCGGCCGGGCCGCCTCGTCATGGAGGCGAGGCGACACCGGGAAGGGCAGGACGTCGGCGCTCATGCGGGCGCGCCCCTCAGGGCCTCCTCAAGCGCTGACCACGCGGCCACCTGATCGGCGTCCTCGTCATCGTCCCAGTTGGCGGGGCGAACCCCGAAGACCATGCGCGCGGCGTTCAGCAGCGGCGTGGCGTTGAAGATCTCGGCGAAGACCCCGCATCCGCAGCGCGCGATCGTCCGCGCCGGCGACGCCCCAAAGTCGCAGCCGACGATGATCGGCTGTCCCAGCGGTTCTGCCGGGCAATCGACAGCATGGCCGCCAGCGCCGCCGCCGCAATAGCAGGCGTTCGGATCGGCGCTCATGCCGCCACCGCCTGCTGCGGGCGCAGCGCTGCGGCGAGGCTGTCGACGGGAACGTCGAAGCACCACGCCACGAAGTCGAGATCCGCGCCCAGCGCCAGCTGCTGTGACGTCCAGCGCACGATCCGGTCGGTGATCGGCCTCAGCCTCTCGACCTTCGAGGACAGCGGCGGCGCCTTGCGACGAACCGGGTTTGTCCGGAGCGGGCGGACTTCGGCCGAACGGGTCGGCGGCGGCGGTTGAGGCGCCGGATCAGCCGGCTTCGCGGCAGGCCGCGGCGCCTTTGCCTCGGGCTTACGCTTCGGCGTCGCCGCCTTGGCCGCCGCCGCAGGAGAGACCGGCGCAGGAGAGACCGGCGCGGCCTCCTTCGCCGCCTCGATCAGGCCGTGCGTTTCCAGCGCCTCGGCGATGATCAGCAGGTGATCGGTGTCGACCTTGGCGAGGCCCAGGCCGGACGGTGTCAGCCGGTTCGGATGCACCCGGAACGCCTTCGCCGTCGCTTTCCGGTCCCAGCCCAGCCGCGCGATGCAGCCGGCCGCCGCCATCACGCGCGGGCGCTGGTTGCCCTCTGCGAACACCGCCTCGGGTTTCGTCTTGGTCACGCCGCAGGCCGCGACAATCGCGGCCGCGATGTGCGCCGGCGTCATCGGCCCCCCGCTCATCCCCACACCTCCGGGCGCCCGGCATGGGCGCGTTGAAACTCGCTCGCGTTCAGCTCGTGCAGCTGGTCATCGAGAAACTTGGCGACCGCCTCGACGGTCGGGGCCATCGCCCGCCGCGTCGGGCTGGACGTGGCCAAATGCGCGAAGGCGCAGACCAGCTTCAGGAAGGCCCGGCCCGTCTCGGCCATGGTCATCCCGGCGTCGCGGTCCAGCACGGCGGCCGATGCGTGTCGCGCGCGTCGGCCCAAGACCATCAGGCGCAGTTCGGCCTCGCCGCCGGTCGCGCCGTCCGCCGCATCCTTGGCGCACTCTCGCGCCTGACCGATGAATGTCCGCCACTCGGCGCGCGAAGCCACCTTGTCGGCCGCGTCCGTCCGTTTGCCGCGATGATGCTGCGGGCTCATGCCGAACCGGTCCCGGCCAGCGCGGCCTGCGCCTGCCTGACCTCCTCGGCCAGGTTGTCCAGCGACGTCGCCAACTCCGCGCGCTCGCCGGCGTCGAGGTGGCCGTCCGCCATGGCTGCACGGCATCGGGCCATCGCGGCGGCGCCGCCTTCGACGATGTCGGCCAGTTCGTCGCGCAGCTCGCCGGCGACGACGGCGGACGGCCGGGCCTCGGCCATGGCGCCGGTGATGATCGGCTCGCCGCAGTAAGCCTCGAGGCACAGCACGATGTCGATCGGCAGGAAGTCGGGCGCGGTCGGCACCTGACACCGGCTCAGGTGCGGGACGGAGTACGGGCGGCACGTCTCGCGGCAAGCGCGCGACGCCTCCTCAAGCCCGCCGCAGCGATCGATCAGCTGTCGGGTCTTCAGCTTCAGCCAGCGCTTCGGATCGGCGGCGCTCATGCGGCGGCTCCGGTTCGGGCTAGTCTGTCGGCATGCTCCGAATCGCACTCGCCCTGGGCGTCGCTCTCATCGCCGGCCCGGCTTTGGCCGACCCATGCACTCGCATTCCCGATCGCGGTGCGATGCCGCCCGAACTGCGAACGGGCCAGACCTTCAGCGGCCCCGTCGTCTACGTCGGCGACGGCGACAGCCTCTGCGTCGAGACGATCGGCGGGATCGGCGGCGCGGGCTGGGTGGAGGTTCGGCTGGCCGATTTCCGGGCGAACGAGCTCAACGCGCCCGGTGGCCGCGAGGCCCGACAGGCGTTGATTGATCTGGCCCTCCGACGCCGCGTGATCTGCATTGCCCGCAACCGAACCTACGACCGGGTCGCGGCCGTCTGCCGCCTCGACGGGATCGGCCTTGGAGATCTGCTGCGTCGACGTGGCGTCGCTGAAGGCGGGCGCTGACGTTCCCGAGATGTTCGCGCCGTCTTTCTCGGCGCCATCGCTGAACGGCTCTGGCTTGATGGCGCCATCACTTCCGAGGGCTTCGCCATGTTCAGCCAGCTCACTGCAGACCGACCCGGCGCGGACCTTGCCGCCGCTCCAGCGTTCGATCCGAAGCGCCAGCCGCAGAGAAGCCTCGCGGCGGCCGTTCTCAATCTCGCTCAGCCAGCTACCGCTGGATGCACTGAGCCCGAGGGCGAGAGCAGTTTGTTCGAGTGTGAGGCCTTGTTCGGCCCTGAAATCGGCGAGAAGCATGCCTCAGTTTCACCGCAGGTGAAACTTTCGTCAAGCGGATCGTTTCCCAAGTCGAGTAACGACAAACGCAGCAGGGTTTCACATCCTGTGAGTATGGCGCTTCCGACCTCATCTGACTGGTATCTACGGGAGTGGTTCGCCACGATCGGGCTGAAGCAGTTCGATCTGGTGACCCGGCTCGATTACCCGCGCGGGACCGCGCACAAGCTCTGGCACGGCATCCAACCCTATCGACGCGACAACGTCGTGGACATTGCCGCCCTGCTCAACATCCAGCCGTTTGAACTGTTGATGCCGCCGGAAGAGGCGATGGCGCTACGGCGCCTTCGCTCCGCTATCGCCGAGGTAGCGAAAGCGGAACCGGCCCCGGCTGAGGCCGAAGAAGCCGCCAACCCCCGGACGGGGACTGACGGCTAGGGACGTCACTGCTTGATGGCTCGGGTCGGACGGCACTGGAAGGTGGACACCTGACCGGCGCCGCCCATGAAGCCCATGTTGAGCTCGCGGAATGACTTCGACCCGTTGGCGGGGACGATTTCGAACAGCGTCTGCGTCACGCGACCCACGCGAGTGCCGCTGTTGCCGAACAGCTCGCATTCGATCCGCACATCCTTGACGGCGAAGTCGGCCGCGTTGGCGAGCGAGCCGGAGATGATCAGAACGGTGTCGAAGCCCCCCTTCTCACCAGACGCCTCGAGCGTAAGGGCGCTCGCCGGATCTCGCTCATAACGCCGGCGCTCCTCGGCAAGCCGCTCGGCCTCGATCTGCTCTGCCGTCTTCTCGGGCGCTGCAGGCCGGGCGGCCGTCTCCGTTCCGGATGGGGCCGGCGCGCCCTGTCCCAGCACCCCGATCAAAACCCAGAGCGCCATCCAGCCCAAGCTGACGATGCGAGCCAGGGTCGAATGACCCCGCCGCAGCGTGAACCACGCAAAGACGATCGGAAGGAAGAATATCCCGATACCCAACAGGATGCTGACTTTGCGCGTGGGCGCGGCGGGTTGCTCGAACGTCATTCAGTCCCTCCCCGGACTTTGATTGCGACCCGACGATAGCGACCACGCACGCTCCGCGCGAGTCTCTAGGCGGCGTCTTCGATCGGGACGTCGCCTGTCGCACACAACAACTCGACCTCGGTCCATTGATCCCCGCTGGCAGACGTATCGATCCGGAAGAAGGCCACGCCCGAAACCCGGTGAGCCATTTCGCGTCCGATCCGAAACGCGCGGTCCTCGTCTGACCCGCAGTCGATCAGATCCTGCGGCTGGAGCGTGCCCGCTCGGCGCTGGAAGGCCAGGACATGGAAGGTCGCGTCGTCGGTCATGATCGCCAATCGTTAACGGGCTGACTGATTCCCGGCGCGTGAACCAGAGTCCATAGCCGATACGTCAAATTTGGTCGTATCGACTAGACAAGTTCACTTGTGGTGAAAATATGCGTTGACGACTTCGTTTCACTTGTGGTGAAACTCTGGTCGTCCGCACCGGAGGGGCAAGCCCCCGACCCTGCCGACGCCCGACCGGTCACCCTCCCGACCGGCTCCGGTGCGGACACCCGCCAACCCGGAGTGTCCGATGCAACAGACCCCCTCCCGCCGCAGCCTGATCGGTGAAGCCGTCGCCTTCGCGATGATGCTCGCGCCGCTGGCCGCCCTGATCGGCTGGGCCGGCTGATGCGCCCGGCTCTCCCTGACTTCCGCCCCATCGTCGAATGGCTCGACGCCCGCCCACGGCGGACCGGTCGCGCCACGACGATCATCCTGCTCGCCATGCTCGCCGCTCTCGCGGTCGCGGCGGCCCTGAACTGATCGGAGACCGCATGTCCCAGCTTTCCATCCTCGCCGTCCAGAACGCGCCGCTGCTGCGGGCGATCAAGACCAACCCGCTCGCACAGAAGGCGGACCTCGCCACCGCGACCGGCAAGGACCGCTCGAACCTTAATCGCAGCATCGCCGCACTCGTCGAGGCCGGTCTGGTGGTGGAGTCGGACAGCGGCTCCCGCAACCTCACCGATGACGGCGAGGCCCAGCTGGCGGCCGTCGACCGGGCTGAAGGCAAACCCGGTTTGCCGGGCGGCGACCGCTGGCCGCAACAGGTCGGCGACATTCGCCTGCTGAACCACGCGCAAATCTTCCCTGACCACGCCAACGCGCGAGTCGACTGGGACAGCGACGAGGCCCGCGAGGAACTGGACGCTCTGCGCGCCGACATCGTCCAGTATGGACTGCTGCAGAACCTCGTCGTCCGGGCAGACGACTTTGGCGACACCCTGAAGGTCCTGAACGACGCCGGCGAGACCATGCCGGTCTTCACCCTAGTCGGTGGCGAGCGTCGCTGGCGCGCCATCGGGCTGGCGATTGCCGAAGACGACTGGCCGCGCGACCGCCCCATCCCGTGCCGCGTGGTCGAGCTCGACACGCTAGGGCAGCGGCTCGCCGCCCTGTCGGAAAACCTTCAGCGTCGGAACCTGAACCCGCTGGAGAAGGCGAAGGCCTTTGACGGCTTGGCCAAGGCCTTCGCCGAGCAGGGCATCGAGGACGACAAGATCAACCGTGAGATCGCGGACCGCGTCGGCGTCACGATCGAGCACGTCCAGCAACATCGCAGCTTCCTCAAGCTCGACGAGGCGGACCAACAGCGCCTGACCCTGCCGAAGGATGACCCGCGCCGCATGTCGGTCCGCGAGGCCCGCCAGAAAGCCTCGAACAAGGAGGCCAGCAAGCCGCTCGATCTGACGCCGGCCGAACGGCTCCTGTTCGCCGAGCTGACGCACCGCGCGCGGTCGATCGCCAGCTACAGCTTCAATGATTTCGAGGTCGGCCCGGACGCCGCCTATGACCCGACGCTCGCTCTGCTGATCGAGAAGACCATCGTCAGCGACGTCCATCGCGTCGGCTACGGCGAGCTGACCGGCCGCTTCGCCCTGCGCCTGCGTTGGGACGGTCACCCGGAGCGCTACTTCGCGTGGTTCGACAAGGGCAAGGGCAAGGCCCTCGACGTCGGCCTCGAAGAGGAACAGGCCGCGTCCGGCCAGACCCGCGCCGAGGGCGCGACCTACGTCACCCCGTGGCTAACCGGCCCGTTCGAGCTCGACGAACAGGGCAAGGGCATGGTCGCCGAGAAGGATGCCCGGGATGCCGAGAACGCCGAACGCGCGCGCCTGTCGCAGGAAGAGCGCGAGGCGCTGGCCAAGAAGTACGCCGACGCCCGCCAGAAGCACCTGCAGCTGCTGAACGCGGCGGCCGACGCGCCACCGGCCGAGGTCGGCGAGGCGACGATCGAGGCGGCCGAGGTGATCGACGCGCCCCTGCCGTGGCGTCTGAATCCGGACGGTATGGTCGTCGCCGCCAACGGCAAGGCCGTCCAACGCTTCGGCAACTACTACGGCTCGCCTGGCGACAACGACATGACCGTCGCGCAGATCGTCGTGGTCGCGGTCAACTCGGCGGCCGGCCTTCCGACCCCGCCCGTCGAATTCAAGGGCCAGGCGGTCGAGGGCATGGACGAGGAAGAGTTCCTCGACGTCATGGCGCAGAACCTCGAGAGCCGCGCCGAGGCCGACGATGAAGCGGAGTTCGAGGTCTATCAGGGCCAGGCGTCCGAGATCCTCGCCACGTTCCTCGAGGACAATGGCGTCGCCTACGGCGAGGACGGCTTCGACTGGACCGACGAGGGCGCCGTCGCCCTGATCGACGGCCACATGTCCGACGCCGGCGGGGAACCCGCCCAAGGCGAAGCCGACAGGGCCGCCGCCTGATGCGCCCGCCTTGGGTCGAAGCCGCCGCCCTTCTCGGCGCCCACGGCTTCGACAGCACCCCGCCCAAACCCGAACACCCCTTCGCAAGGAGCCTTCGCATGGCCGACTTCGCCCCCTTCGCCTTCGCCACGCGGCTTGAGCCGACGTGCAAACCCCGCGCCTTCACCAGCGCGACCGCCCTCGCCACCCACATCGAGGACCTGCGCCAGGGTCGCGCGATCGAGCTGGTCGAGGTCGAGGACATCGAGATCCCGGGCCAACCCGGCCTCTACCTCGGCGTCCAGATCTTCACCCTCGACGCCGGCAACGGCCGCGACGAATGCCTCGGCTACGCATGGCTGGGCGGCAAGGGCCGCGACCGCCTCGAGCCGGCCCTGCGCGCGGTCCGCCGCGACGTCGGCCGAAAGGCGGTGGCGTGATGGCCGTTATCCCCTCGGCCCTCGATCTGACAGACGCTGGCAACGTCGTGCAGGCCCGCCATGAGCTGCATCAGGCGATGGACTTCGGCGGGCAGGACAAGCGCGCCGCTTGGGCGGAAAAGTGGGGCGAAGCCGCCCTGGCCGCTGGCGAGAAGGCCTCGAACGAAGCGGGAGAATGGGACGGCTTCTCGGCCCCGGAGTCGCTCGAAGCCGCCGACAACCTCACCGACCAGCTGATTGCCGAGCTGGCGAAGGACAACCCCAACATCGAGAACTGCCGACGCCTCGCGAAGCGCGTCAGCGGCAAGCTCGACGACATGCTTGAGGCGATCGAGGAATGATCATCATCGTTGAACAGGCGGTTCTCGCCCGCGTCACCGCGCGCATCGCCAGCGTGGCGACAAAGCGCGGCACTATCCCCATCCTGCACAACGTCCTGATCGACGCCCGCGACGGCGCGGTCTGGATGACGGCCACCGACCTCGACATGGAAATTCGCGAACGGTTCGACGCAACGGTCGATCGCGCAGGGCAGATCACGGTCAGCGCCACGGCCTTGGCCGAGATCGCGCGCAACGCTCCGGCCGGCGCCGAGGTGGTCATCCAGTGGGAAGACGGCGCCGACCCCCGGGCGCTGATCAAGTTCGGCCGGTCCAAGTATCGCCTGCCGGTCCTGCCGGCCGGCGACTTCCCTATTCGGGCCGACCTGACCTCGGCGAGCGAGATGACTCTGTCGGCCGCCGAGCTGCTGACCCTCCTCGATCACGTCCACTTCGCTCAGTCGTCGGAAGAGACCCGCTACTACCTGAACGGAACCTACTTCCACACGATCGCCGATGAGGGTCAGGCAGTGTTTCGGGTCGTCGCGACGGACGGCCATCGCCTCTGCATCGATCAGCGCCCGGTCCCGGCCGCGACGTCCATCCCGGGCGTCATCGTGCCGCGCGCCGCGATTGGAGAGTTTCGGCGGGTCCTGTCGGGTGCGAAGTCCGACGTGCAGCTGAAGGTCAATCAGACCGGCGTCTCCCTCGAGATCGATGACACCTACCTGATCACCAAGACGGTTGACGGCTCCTACCCGGATTACGAGCGGGTCCGGCCGAGGGAGTGGGACCGCGAGATCGTTATCGACCGCGCTGTGCTGCATGCCGCCGTCAAACGCGTGTCTCTCATCAGTGCCGAAAAGGCCCGGTCGGTGAAGCTGTCGATCGAGGAAGAGGTGCTCACGCTCACGGTCCGGAACATGGAGACCGGAATGGCGGATGAGCAGATCGAGGTGAACGGCGAAGGCCCCCACTTCGAGACCGGCTTCAACGCCAAGTATCTGCTGGACGTCCTCGAGCAGACCGACGCCGACCAGATGCTGTTTCGCGTCAGCGACGGCGGCTCGCCGGCGCGCCTCGACCCGCATCCCGGGACAAAGGGCGCGGACGCGATCGTTAACGTCATCATGCCGCTGAGGGTGTGATGAACCTTCGCACCCTCAAGAAGCTGTCCAAGCGAGCCGCGCCCTACCTGCCTCTGCTAGGCGACGACCGACAGCAGTTTCCCGCTGAGCGCTTCGACAACTACACCGGCCTCGTCATCACCGCTCGAAAGCACTTCGAGCGCGGGCGGTCCGTGCACGACGAACTGTACGGCGAGCGGATGATCAAGACGCCAGCCAGGGACGGTCGCGGTTGGGTCTACGCCAAACCGCCCTGCCATCCGCGCAAGGGCACGATCATGGTCGGCGCGCTCGAGGGCTACTACGAGCCAGAATGGGATGAGGAGACCGCCTACGAGGCCCTTCTGGACATCCTCTACGTCGAGTTCACCGATTGGTCCGAGGACGGCCCCTGCGCCTTGATGCGGGACCTGTCGACCGTGACCGGCGTTTTCCGGGCGGCCAACGATCTGGCTCGCCAACGGGAGGCAGAACGGCTGCGCCAGGCCGAGACGCGCGCCGCTGCGCGAGCCACCAGCGAAGCCAGGGGCTGAGGATGCGGCAGGCCTGCAGCGCCAGCCACGCGAGGTCGTGGTCGAAGGAAAAGGGGTCGGTCATCTCGACAGCTCCGGTTGCAACGCAGCCGAAGTTTCGGGCCATCCCGGGACCGGCAACGCGGTCTCCTAAGAACCGTCACGACCTCGCTTCCTCAACGCACGGCTCTTGTCAGGGCCGCACCGCACAACAGACGGAGGCCTAGCCATGGGCGCCGCCGAACGCCTCCCGATGATCGGCCCGGTGACGGAGGCGCGCATTCAGGCCGCCTTCGCCGAGGCCGCCGTCATCACCGCCGCCGCCGCCTGCAAGGTGATCGGCTGCGACCCCAAGACCCTGCGCGAGATGACCGACGCCGGCATCATCCGGGCCGTCCGCGTCGGCGCCGGAAAGTCGCGCGGCTACACCGAGGGTGACATCCGCGCCTACCTGACCGAGAGTGCCGCGCCATGTCCGTCTACAAGCCCGCGAAAAGCCCCTTCTTCCAATACGACTTCCAGATCAAAGGTCGTCGATTTCACGGCTCGACGGGCGTTGAAACGCGCCGAGCGGCCGAAGAAGTAGAGCGCCGCATCCGGCGTCAGGCCGCCCTGGGCGAGCTGGACGACGCCAGCCAGATGACCCTCGATCAGGCCGCCGCCCGCTGGTGGGACGAGCACGGCTGCACCCTGAAGGGCGGCGATCGACTCGAGTCCCGCATCGAGCGGGTCGTCACCTTGATTGGCCCCTCGACCCCGATCCGCGAGATCACCACCAAGGTCATCGCCCGCGCGATCGAGCGCCGGCGAGGCCAGGTCCGGGTCCACTCGAAAGCCGAGGACGCCCGCCAGTATCTCCCGAGCGACTCGACTGTGAACCGGGACATGATCGACAGCCTCCGGCCGATCCTGAACCGCGCCCGGCGGACATGGGAAGCCAAGCTGCCCGAGATCGATTGGGCCGCCCTGCGTCGGGCCGAACCTAAGCCGAAGCCCACGGAGTTCGCCGGCGACGACTACGAGCGGATGCTGGCCGAGGTCCGGCCGCACTGGCACCCGATGATCGACTTCGCTCGCAAGTACGGCGTCCGCCTCGCCGAGCTCTTCTTCAGCCTCGATGACCTCGACGTCTCAGATCCGGAGAACGCCCGGGTGAAGCTCCGCGAGCGCAAGGGCGACGACGACCACGTGATCCCGCTGCTGCCCGACGATGCCGCGCTGATGGCCGCGCGCCTCGGCCGAGCGCGCGCCGCGAAGCTGACCACGGTGTGGTTCCGCGAGAAGCGGCTGAAAGGCCCAGGCGGCAAGCTGAAGCTGATGCCCCTGACCTACGGCGGGCTGGAGATCGCCGTCCGGCGCGCCATGGTCCGCTCCGGGCTGAAGGAGGCCAAGGGCATGCGGGGCATCCACGCTGCCCGCCACCACGCGGCCATGCAGACCCTCCGCAAGACCAAGAACCTGCGCGTCGCCCAGCGCCTGCTAGGCCACGCCGACATCAAGTCGACCATGGTCTACGCCCACGCGATCGAGGACGACGTCCGCAACGCCCTTGCGGAGGTTCACCGGAATAGTCCCGAACCGGCCGGGACAGAGGCCGAAATTGCCGAAGAGAGTCAGTCGGCTAAGGGGTCGGGATCGGGCCGTTCATAACCCACAGGTCGGCAGTTCGATCCTGCCTCCAGCCACCACTTTCCCTAAACTTCTAATACTTAACGGGCACAGTCCGCCGAGCGTCTCTCATCCGGGCCGGGCCATTTGGGAACGTCCGGGGGGTTCCGGGACTGCGATCCCCGGAATAGTCCCGGACGGTGTTCCGCATTCGTTCGGTTGAGAACCCATGATTCTGCGGGTCGTATTCTCCGGAATGGAGGTCGCCGCGATGGCAGAGCAGCAGTCTGCGGAAAACGGTTCGATGTGGTACGAACAGGATTGGCCGGCATACTTGTATCGGTACATTCCGCTGCGCAGCCAGATCGACCGCGACCGAGCCGAAGCCGTCGTAACGGGAGGGCGTCTGCGTCTCTCAAGCCCCGCGTGTTTGAACGACCCGTTTGACTGCCTGCCAATCGGCGAGGTTCCAGAGAGCCGCGTTGGCAGGGAACTCCTTTTGCGAGGAGCTATGAAGCGAGTAGAGGGTAGAGGGCCCACGGGCGTTGCTCAGGGTCGAATCCGACACTTCATATACTCGCGCAAAGCGATGAAGGAGGAGCTGGAAGCATCCTTCCGTTCCACGGCGGAGGCCGGCGTCGCCTGCTTCTCAGAAAACTCTGACACCGTGATCATGTGGAGCCACTATGCAGACAACCATCGCGGGCGGCTCTCCGGTTTCGGATGGATCGCTGGCCGATCACCGAGCTGCCACTTCTTCTGAAGGTCGACTATTCGCCCCAGAGGCCAGTGATCAGGCTTCGGAATCACTTCGGGGACAACGACGACCTGATTCCGGGAATGACGCGGAAAGCAGACTTTTGGGCCTATGAACCGAATGACGCCTTATTGTGACGAATGGCGCAGGATACTGTCCGACTCCGACGGCGCGCCTGGACCGGGTCATTATGGGCGCAGCCATGCCGGCTGACCAGCGCAGTATGATTACGTCTTGGGCAGGCGAACGAGCATCAGCACTCGAAGTCTTGCGTGCTGAGATTTGTCGGCGGGAATTTAGGCTCTGTGCTGACGCAGCTTGAATCACAAAAAGGCCCACCCCGCGAAGAGAGCGGGCCTCGGTAGATGCGGAGCCCGGGGCTCGACGCAGGATGAGTCCTCGTCGTCGCGACTGATCACGGCCGCTTGAACCAAGCCATACGGTTTGGGTTGCAGCCTCGCCCGGCCTGGGTGGCGCGGCCGGCGGCGGACAGTCTAGCCCCTTCATCCCTATCTCATCGAAGAACCGACAGAGGCGCGCCACGCTCGCCCAGCCCCGGTCGCCCCAGGTCTGCAGTGCGATGTCGTGCGTGTCCAGGGCGGCCTCCGACGTCACAGCCTCGGGTGCAAGTTGCGGCTTCGGCTTAACCTTCAGATCCGCACTCGGTGGGAAGGCGAGACGCTTGCTGGCGCAGCCGCTCGCAAGCGAGGCGGACGCGCCGAGTGCTAGGACGGGCATCAGGGAGCGACTTGACCGCAT